GAATCTCCTATTGGACGGCTGTGCCGCCCTAGAGCCGAAGCTCATAAGTGAGGGTGGCCGAAGGGGGCCGGTCCCGAAGGAACCGGCCCACAAGGGTTAGATGTTGTAGGTGATGACCACGCGATCGGTCGTCGCCAGGGCGTAGCCGACCACGGCCGGAACCCACGTCACGGCCGAACCGGCGACCGTAAAGCCCGCGCCGCCGCCGGCCGTCAGGTTGTCGACCTGGATGCCGTTGACGTACAGCGCCATCGGCTTGGCCAGGTTCGGGGGCTGCGAGATGGCGGCCAGGGTGTTGACCGCCGTGACGGCCAGAACCTCGGCAAAGCCAGAACCGCCCTGCGACGGATCGACGTACCGCTCGGGCACGACCATCAAGGCGTCGACCGGCAGGGTGGCAAAGTCGTACTGGTACGGGAATACCAAGTCGACCGTGGTGCCGCTGGTGAAGGTAAACGCCGTCTCGGTGCCCGCGACGTTCGTGAAGAACGCGGCCGTGTACACGCCAGCCGCGAACGTCAGGCGGGCGTAGACTTCGTTGGTTGCCGAGAACACGCGGCTCTTGGTGGCCGTGGTCCAGACCTGAACGATATTCAGGCCGGTGACGACGAGGCCGCGCAAGTCGGTCGGAACCGAGCTGGAAACCTGCAGCGGGGCGCCGGCCAGGCCGGTCGTCAGCGCGGCGCTTGCGAGCGCGAACGTGGTGGTAGCAGCCGGCAGCACCCAGCCCGAGATGTACACGGGCGCGATGAGCAGCTTATTGATTTGCTTCGGTTGAATGAGCAAGCGCGGCATCCTTTATGCTATACGTAAGTAAATGAGACGTTATCGGCCGGGGCCAGCACAAAACTGGCCCACGTCACGACACCTGTGCCTGACACCGTGTAATCGGTGTTGATGGCGTACCCGACACCGTTGACGAACATTACCACTGACGTTAAATCCGTTGGTATTGTCGGCAACGTGATTGCAGTTTGCCCCGCTAATACTGGAACAACAGTCCGGTGCCCGGTCAGGCTCAGGATTTGCTGCTCCAGCACTTTGCCCTGGTTAGCGGACAGGGACACAGCCGGGTTAGGGGTAATCAAGTTGTCAATGACAACGCCGCCGCCGCCGAGATTGAAGTAGTACGCCATTCAGTTCCTCCGGGGTTTTGCCCCGGTATGGGGGCGGACTTTAAGCCAGGGCAGCATCTTCTGCGTCCTGGGCCGCGCGGCCCTTGCGGCGGCGGCCGTCGATCACCTCGGCAGCGCCGGACTTCACGACCGCACGGCCCACTTCGTCGGACACGTCGATTTCAGCGCCCGGTTCCACGAACACTTCCTCGATCATGGGGGTCTTCACGTCCGCGCCCCGGAACTTGACGGTCATTTCCTGCGGCTCGCCATTGACCAGGCGAGGCTCGTGGAAGATGAACGACTGCAGCGCCAAGACACGCATTAGACCACGATCCCGTCACGGCGGAGGTAGATCGCTTCGGCCGCGGGAACGAACGTGGTCTGGCCAGCGGTGAACACGATCACGTTGCCGGTGTTGTTCACTTCGAGCCGCTGATTCGGTTTCACGGTCACAGAAACCATGTTGCTGTTCGGAAAAGGTAGTGCCACTTTATTAACCCCTCTCGCTAATAAAGCGGGCGCTTTTTACACGCCCGCTTTAGCGTTACTTGCAGATGATGCGGAACATCGCGTTCGGACGCTTCGGCGCCACCAGCGGGGCCGACTGCGACACGATTTCCAGGCCGGACGGGTTGAACTTCAAATCCGTCTTGCTGAACAGCTCGCGCGCCTGCATCCCGGCTTCAATGTCATTGATCGCACCATAGTACTTGGTGCCTTCAATGGAGTTCGACATGCCGATCAGGTTATAGTCCGGGATCAGGGGCATGTCGGTGCCCGTGTCATCCTGAACGAAGGCGTCGTACACCCAAAGGGTGATGCGGCCGTTCAACCGACCGACAACCTCGGCCTCATTCAGCCGGGTACGCGGCGCGGCGTCGATCGCGCTGTCACCCCGGCGGAAGAACGCCGAGATTAGGTCGCTGAGCGAGCTGTGGAACCGCATCAGGCTCCAAGTCGTGCCACTCATCACGATATCCGTGACAACGGCACCCTTGGAAAGCTGACGTACGCGCAGGGCCATCGTTTCGATGTTCTGCATCGGGTTGGCGGCCACCTGATCCCAGGCGGACGGCAGGCCGCTTAGGTTCAACGTCAGGCTCGCATCGCGGCCGAAGTTGACCTGCACGGTCTGGTAGTCTTCGCCGCTGATCGTGACAGCGCCGTAAACCAGTGCCGACGCGGCCATCCACTCCATGCGGTTCGTCACCATGTCGCGGTGCATCGCCAGCGTCTCGGCAACCTGATCGTCAAACCGCTGCTTAGGCGACTTCTTCCCGCCGTAAGGCTCGCCCGGGCGACGGACGAAGCTCTGCTGCGGCAGGATAATGTCGATCGGCTTGATGTACGCAGGCGTGAACTGCCGCACGCGCGAACCTTCGCGCCGCATCGGCTTGCCGGCCACCAGCGGGCTGACGAACGGCGCCATGCGACGGCCGCGGTCCATCACGTCGAACTCGATCACCTGAGTCTCGAACATCTTGGTGCGCTGAAAGAACGTCTCCAGCAACCAGGGGTTCGGGCGCTCGATCTGTTCGAGCATGGTGTCCATTTCCCATGTCTCGTAACGGTTGATGGCGAAGGTGTCTGAGAAACCACTCATTGTATACTCTCCGAATACTGCTAGGGATTAGCCGCTGTAGCCAGGGAAGCGGCCAAAGATGCTGTACGGACGGAACAGTGGTTCGAGCGCGGCCCACACAATGTCCGGTGTCGTGCCCCACGAAACGTCGGCGTAGATGGCCGAAGCGTTGACGTAAGCCTGCACAACCACGTCCGCGTTGGTGTCGCCGGCCACGCCGTTCGGACCGGCAGCCGTGGTGTCGATCGTCTCGGGCACGATGCCGTAGGGCACTTGCGAGCCGTCAACCGCAGTTTTGACAGACAGGACAAGTTTGCCGGTGGCCGTCACCTGGCCGACGACCGCGCCCAGCAAAAGCTGCTGGCCGGCGGCGTACACCACAGGCTTGAAAACGGTCTTGCTGCCCGGCAGGAACAGCGGATTGTGGATGATCGCGTCGACCACCCGAGCGCCAGCGATTGTGTACATGCGCTAATCTCCTTAGCGAGTGGGGGTGAACGGCGCGGCCGACGCGCGAGCGCCTGCAGCCCGCAGCTCGGTGATGCGAAGTGCCCGCATCGCGTCCGCGTCCACGGGGCCGGTGCCGCCGTCGACGTTCGGGGCGGAGGCCGCAAAGACGCGGGCCACATCGCGGTTGACACCTGCGACACTTGCGACAGGCGCGACAGCCAAAGGCACCATGTTCGCCAGCTTGGCAGCCAAGGTGACGGACGTGCCTTCGGACAGCGCCGCGAAGAAGCCTTCGAGGCGGGCGTTGCCCGGCACCAGGCCGGCGATGGCGGTGGCCATCTCGCCCACCAGGGCGGCCCGTGCCGTGGCCAGGACGCCCGTGTGGGTGGCGAGCGATGCGGAGGTGGTGTCTGCGACGGCGCGGGCTACCGCCCCGTCCAGGTCCGCCTGGGACAGCGTTGTGCGTTCAGTCATGGGGGTTTCCTGTGCGTGTGGGGTGGAGGCGAACGCCGTCCCGCCGAATACGTGCGTGGATAGGCGGGTGGAGAGCGCGTCGAGCACTTCCGGCAGCGTGGCCGTGCCGTCCGCCAGACCGAGGTCTACCGCCTGCTCGGGCGAGAAAACGCCAGCCTCCGTAGCCCGCACCGCCGCCGGGTCCAAACCCCGGCTCGTCGCGACATGGGCCACAAACTTGTCATAGATGCCGTCGATCCGTGCCCGGATGCTGGCCATTGCCGCGTCAGTCAGCGGCCCGGAGCCTTCGGTTTTCTTAGCGCCGGCGGCGATGTACGTTGTCACGACGCCGCGCTTTTTCTCGGCCTCCGTGGTGTCCGTGTGCGCCACCACCACGCCGATTGACCCGATCATGGAGAGCGGGCTGGCGTAGATGCGGGTGGCCGTAGCACCCAGCCAGTAACCGGCCGAGGCCATCAGGCTGTTGGCCACCACGTAGACCGGGATTTCCGCCGCAAGCCTGCGAAGGAACTCGCCCGTTTCCGTGACGCCCGCGACCTGGCCGCCCGGCGTATCCATGTCCAGCACGATGCCCCGGATGCCGCGGAAGCCCGCCACCTCCGTCAACGTCCGCTGCACGGCCGTATAGGACGTGGACCCCGACATGGGGTTCATACTGTCGCCGCGGTGGACCATAGCCCCCACGATCGGCACCACTGCAATGCCCCGGTGCTGGTCGAATACAAGATCACGCGCGGGCCGGACGTAGTTGGTGGGGGTGGTAGCCCCCTCCCGCGTCTCGATCTCCAAACGCTCGCCCAAAGTGGCAAGCACAAGGTTCGCATAATCGCAATCGACCAGCCACGGATCACGCAGCAATGCCGCAGCAAAGTGCGGTAATGCTGGCAAGATGCGTCTCCTTACTTGTTCGACCCCGAATTATCGGGTTTCGGCTTCTGATCGCCGCCCGCGTTCATAATCAACTCGGGGTTAATGTCTTCGGGCTTCAGACCCAGCCGGGCCATTTCCGCTTTCTCACGGGCGCGTTGGTCGAGCACGACTTTCCAATCGCGGTCCGCCGCCGTGCAAATGTCGCGCAGCGACGTGGCACCCATGTTGTACTCTGCGGCCCGGGCTTGCGCCTCTTTCAGCGGGTCAATCGGCACCCGGCCCAAAGCGGAGAAGCCCAGCGACACCGCACCGCGGCGTTCGTAGAAGCTGCCATTGCCCAGCATCGGGATCGTCCGCCGGACCACGATCGCTTCCTCCAGCCACGCCCAAGCGGCCGGGGCCGCGAACTGGCTGATAAAGTCCGTCCGGCGCACCGCATAGGACTTCTCGATCTCGGCCATGGCGACCCGGGCACCGGAGTAGTTGGTGGCCGAGTAGTCTTTGGTCAGCGTGGCGAAGTCGACGCCTAGGGCGGAAGCGATCTGGTACAGCGCCGTGGTGCTGAACTCTTTCAGCACGCCGGGCAGCTGGTTGCCGCTCTTGGTGTCCAGCTTTTCGTTCGGCAGCAGGTGCGTGACCTTCGCCTTGCCGATTTTCAAGTCCTGGCCGCCGTAGAATTGCAGCCGGTCCGTCATGTATTGCAGGGCCAGCGACATTGCGCCGTTGGCTTGGATGGCCTGGCGCTGGTCCGGCCCGAGCACGTTCAGCGCGTCTTCGTAGTTCAGTTCCGAAGTCAGCGTGGCCGCGAACATCGCCCGCACCGCCGCCGCCTCCAGCTCCGTCGCCACGTACTGGTCGTGCCGGGCAAGCGGGTCGATCGCGGTGGTAAACGCGGACAGGCCGCGCGTCATCGCCGGCCGGTCGTGCTCAAAGGCGTGCAGGATGCGAGGCCGACCCCAGCCCGTGTACCGGGCATAGCGGTCCCACTCCCACGTCAGGCCCGTTTGCCAGATCATATCTGACGGCATGGACCGGCGCAGCCAGTACGCGATCGGGGCGCCGTGCCGGTCCTGCTCCACGCCCATGCGGCGCGTGCCGTTGATCTGCACCTCACCGCGAGGGTCCGAAAGCCGCTCGGGGTCGTGCAGCAGGTAGCAGGTGCCGTATTCGTTGAACTCGTTACGCTTGAACTCTACGCTGGCCAACGCCTCGCCGGACACGAAGTAACTCGCGAACGCGGTCCGCATCAAGCCCGAGAACTGTTGTTGGCGGCGGGCGTCGGCTCCGTTGCCCATACCCTCGGCGTAGGCGTTCCACTCAGCCTTGACCAGTAGCTCCCATTCCTGCGCCTGTTCGGACGTGACGCCGAGCAGTAACGCATCCGCCTCCACCGTCAGGCGGAACGCTGCGCCCACCACGTTGTCGACCACCGTGCGGGCGGCCGACTTGCCGTAAGCGGTCGTGCGGGACAGGTCGCGGGCGGCCGAAGCCGCCGAATCCTTGGCCCGGTATGTTTCGCTGTCCGAAGATCGCAGGTAGTAGGACGAGGAACGCATGTTCTGGTAAGTGGCCATTGCGGCCCCTTGCCCCATCGGTACGGGTGCATCGCTCATACAGGCCCCTTATAGGCGGCCTATCGGCCCCCGGAATTGGAAGACAGCAGCGCCGCGGCGGGCGCGGTTGCCAGGGTTCAGGCTTGGCAGGCCGGACATATCGACGCCGGACGCCGCGCACTCGGTAAACAGCATCCGGTACGTCGCCAGCAGCTCGGGCACGTTGGCCCGGCTGTAGTCGGTCCAGCGATCGCCCACTCGCACACGGATGCGCTGGTTTCCGGTCAACGCCTGCGTGTACGCCTGGAACAGATTGGACAGCAGCGCCCGGCAGCTTCCGCACGCGGATAGGTCAAAACTGGTAACAGTCGGCCCGGGAGGGCACGGCTGGAGGGGTGGCAGCGCCATGCGCGGCTCCTATTGGATGAAGGGCTTCAACACCCGGTCGAGTGCCTGGATGGCGACGATCTCGGTCCGCAGCATCGGCAGGTCGCACACGCCCAGCGTCTCGTAGCCGCCGAGGCCGTCCGTGATGACCACGAACCCGCCGGCAGTCGCCAGCGTGTAGGCGGCATTTTCTAGCTCGCGCAGGCGGAGGGGTAGGGAACACACAGGCGTCGTCATTCCCTACCCCTTCGTGTACAGTTTGCCGATCTGCGCCGCGTCCAGCTTTGGCACGTTG